TGGCCCTCGCCGACACGCAGCCGCTGGAGGTCTTCGACGAGGGCGGCAACAAGCGCTATGACCCCGGCAGCATCGCGTGGCGCAAGCTGCAGATCGAAACGCGCCTGAAGCTACTCGCAAAGTGGAATCCGCGCAAGTACGGCGACAAGACGATCCTGGCGGGCGATGCCGACGCACCGGTCGCTGTGGTGGCGGACTTCGGGATCTTTGCCGAGGTGCTGAAGAACATGACGCTGAAGAGGCAGACGGGTGAGTGATTTTGCCGAGCTGCTGGCCGACCCGGAGATCCACGCGCAGTACGCTGCGCTGACGCTGGAGCAGCGCGCATCGTTCGACTGGCGCGCACGCTGGCTCATGGCCGCGCACAAGCACCAGATCGAGCCGTCAGGGGACTGGTGGTCCATCTGGTTGATGTGCGCAGGCCGGGGCGCTGGCAAGACCCGCGCAGCGGCCGAGAACATCGCGTGGTGGGCGTGGGAGCAGCCGGGGACGCGCTGGCTGGTGTCAGCCCCGACCAGCGCTGACCTGCGCGGCACATGCTTTGAGGGTGACTCCGGCCTTTTGGCGGTCATACCACCCGTGCTGGTGTCCAAGTACAACAGCACGCTGCACGAGCTGACGCTCACGAACGGCTCGCTGATCAAGGGCATCCCCGCGTCGGAGCCGGAGCGCTTTCGCGGCCCGCAGTTCCACGGGGCGTGGTGCTGCCTCCCTGGAACGTTGATCTTGCTGCCAGATGGCAGCGAGGTGGCGATAGAAACCATCGCACCGGGCGAGATGGTGATGACCCGACACGGGGCCAGAATGGTTACCGCCGCCGGGCTATCGGGAAACCCCAACGAGCTAGTAGCTATCGAGTATGGCGATACGAGCTTGACAGTGACAGCCGACCACCCGATACTCGTTGGCGACCGGTGGATCCCCGCCGGAGAGCTGCAACAAGGGGACATGCTGTGCCAAGTTACAAATACATCGGCGGGCGCTACGCGCACCGGGTCATCTACGAGCGCTGCATCGGGCCAATCCCATCGGGGTGGATCGTCCACCACAAGGACGAGGACAAAGGCAACAACGACCCCGGCAACCTGCAAGCCATGTCACGAGGCGATCACCAGCGGCTACACGCTACGGGCCTACCTACAACAACCGGGCAAAAAGCTGCTGCTGCGACCACGCTGGCTAGCTTACGCACCCCGAAAGCTGCGAGCTGCATGCACTGCTGCTGCCACTTTGTGTCGCACGCTGTTGGTGCCGTGGGTAAGTTCTGCTCCGTCGAATGCACCGAGCAGTGGCGACGCAACAAGTTTGTGCCCGAGCAGCGCAAGTGCGATGTGTGCACCGACGAGTACACCGCCGTTAAGCAGTTCCAGAGGTACTGCAGCAGGCGCTGTAACGCCCAGTCTACGACCCGCACGTATCGAGCTAACCCAACGGGTGGTAAGCAGCGTCGCAAGGTCACCGAATGCCCCGACCTATAGCCTGACGGTCGAAGGCGAACACGAGTTCATCGCCAACGGCATCGTGGTGCATAACTGCGACGAACTCGCGGCCTGGGAGTACCTGCAAGAAGCTTGGGACATGATCCAGTTCGGCATCCGGCTGGGCCAGCGCACCAAGCTGATCGCGTCGACAACGCCCAAGCCCAAGCCGGTGGTGATGGACCTGATTGACCGGGAAGGCGACGACGTCGCAGTGAGTCGTGCCAGCACGCACAGCAACATTGCCAACCTCGCCCCGTCGTTCAAGAAGCAGATCATGCAGTACGAGGGGACGAAGCTCGGTCGGCAAGAGATATACGCCGAGATCATCGACCCCGAAGAGGGCGGCATCGTCAGCCGAGATTGGTTCAAGCTGTGGCCGAACGGGCGGGCCTTCCCCAAGTTCGAGTACATCGTGCAGTCGCTGGACTGTGCCACGAGCGAGAAGACGATCAACGACCCGACCGCGCACATCACGTTCGGCGTGTTCAAACCGGAAGACGGCGGCATGTGCGCGATGGTCATCGACTGCTGGCAGGACCACCTGCAGTACCCCGACCTGCGGCCCCGCGTGCTGGACGAGTACGAGACGGTCTACGGCGACGGCCGCGAGAAGAAGCGCGTCGACCTGCTGCTGATCGAAGACAAGAGCGCGGGCATCTCGCTGATCCAGGACTTGCAGCGGGCCGGTGTGCCGGTGCAGGCGTACAACCCCGGCCGGGCCGACAAGGTGCAGCGCATGAGCATCGTCGCCAACATCATCAAGGCCGGGCGCGTGTGGATACCGGAGTCGGGCACCCGCAAGGGTTTCGTACGCGACTGGGCCGAGGGCATGGTCAGCCAAGTGTGCAGCTTCCCCGGCGGGTCGACGCACGACGACTTTGTGGACGCCATGAGCCAAGCCCTGCGCTACCTGCGCGACGCTGGCTGGCTGACGATTGACTTCCCGACCGAGTGGGTGGACGACTCGGATTACGCCGACGCCAATCCGCAGCGCAAGACCAACCCCTACGATTGCTGACCGGGCATAATGCAGGGGATCATTTACCTACCACGGTCCCGCCCATGAAACCAATCGTTACCACGTTGAGCAACGCGACAGGGGCGGCGCTGTTTTCTGCCCCCGTCGTGCTGGATGTCAACAAGACCCCGTTCAACGTCGCAATGCAGGTGCTGGTAACGGGCACGGTGAACTACACGGTGCAGTACACGTTCGACAACGTGTTCGCGGCGGGCTACGTACCGGCCAGCGGCAACTGGACGAACCACCCGACGCTGGCCGCGCTGACGGCCACGGCCGACTCAAACCTTGCTTTCCCTGCCGCCGCCATCCGCATCACGCAGGCCAGCGGCAGCGGCTCGGTTCGGCTCACCACCATCCAGGCGGGTTAACAGATGGCTATCGCACAAAACACAGGCATCGTCGCGCTGGCACCAACGGACCATCCGCAAATCCAAGCCCTGGTGTCAGGGGCTGGTAATGCAATCGCCACCTATGCCATGCTCGGATCGTCGATCACGGCCTACGGCAACAGCGTGTCTTACCCAACGGTGACTTTCTCGGATGTGGCGGCTGGTGTCGTTCGCATGTTGGGGACAAAGATCGCCAAGGTTTGCCGCACTGGCTCGCTAATCCGCATTCAGGGCTCGGCCACGCCTCAGTACAACCAATTTCAGGCAAAGGTTCTTGCGCACGACACATCGGCGGCGATGGGGTGGGTCGAATACGCCACGACTGGCGCTTATTCGCCAGTCGTTTCAAGCCTTGAGCTTGCCGTTCTTAACGAGGTGGAGCAGTACCCCGAAGACAGCAAGGGCTATGGCAATTGGGCGCTGCGAGAACTTGGCCGCAACTGGCGGTGCTTGGGTAACTTTGGTATTGGCGGCGGAGACTCTGAGCAACTGCTGAGCATCTTCGACGCAACTGTTAGGGCGCTTCGCCCCAAATACTTAGCGCATGAAATTTCAACAAACGACATTTTTGCCCGCAACTGGCCGGCCTCCCGGTCCATTGCAGCGACTTTGGCTATTGTCAACAAGGCCAAAGACATCGGCGCTGTGCCGATTGTGTTTTTGATCGCCCCGCGTGGCTCGGGTGTCACGGCATCGGGCGGCGCGACCGGAGGCGGCACGCTGAAGGAGTGCATGGAGGTCAACGCATGGGCCAAGTCCGTGCTTCCTGGCACGGGGTGTATCGTTATCGACCCTGCGCTGACTGTCTCCAATGGCGTGACATTCGCAAACACTAGCAGCACTGTTTTTGTCCAAAACGCAAACATGCTGATGGACAGTGTGCATGATGACCGTGCTGGCGCTCGCGCTAAAGGCCGCGCATTGGCTGCGGTGCTGAAGCCGCTCATCGCCCCGTCATCCTCGCAGATCATCACGAGCGCATCAGAAGCGGCGTCGGCAAAAAGTCTATTCAAGAATGTCGCCCTCATTGCATCCCCTGGGTCGGCCCCTCCTGCTGGGTTTACCGGGGCGAACGTTCCAGAGGGCGTAACTATCACTCGCGGGGGCGGCGGCGCTGGGGTTGTTTCCCTCCCGGCGCGAACGGTAGCAGTAGACGGCGACGCCTTTGGTAATAACTTGGTGATTGCCGCGACAGGCGCGGCCAACCTTGACCAAGTGACCGTCACGTTTTCAATCTCAGGCGCGCAGGCCGCTGAGGCGGTAATCAGCGCAGGGATTCGACTTTCCGTGACAGGGCAGGCCAACGTTCGGCAGGTCAGCGCTGTGGCAGGCATCCGTTACACGGCAGAAGACGCCCTGTACTACACCAAGACCGCGCCAATGATGGGTAATGCTGGCGTTGGCATCTTGAACGACGACATTACCGGCCCGATCAACTTTCCCCCGCTGCGCAACTTCGCGGCCAGCGAAAGCCCACCGCCAACGCTTGACCGTGTGCAGATCGTCGTCGATGTGTTGTTTGCGGGCGCGGGCACGGCGACCATCAGCATGGCGCATCCGTCAATGCTGATCAGCTAATCCCATCCCCTGCCGGTGCTGCCAGGATCGCCCCGATGGCACCCAAGCCGGGCATAATCGGGGCGAACTCTATGTTAGCGACCCATGCCCGACAACGACTACCGCGACCCGCCGACCAAGAACATCGAGGATTGGAAATGGCACCCGATGGCCGATGTCAGCGCGAGGCTGGACCCACGGCGTGAGCTGCCCGAGCATGTCCTGCCCTACGCGGAGTACATGCAGGGCATGAACGACAAAGCGCAGCGCGGTGAACTGAGCCTGCGCGACTTGGTCAAGGCCCACACCATCACGCAGTCCAGCATCGGGCGCGGTGGCCTGTCGCACGCATCGGCGTCCAAGTACGGCATGAAGCTGCCCAACACGGGCGGCGAGATCCGGCCTGAAGGGGCATTCTCCGAGTGGCTTGGCTCATCGATGGGGCAGCGCTACCTCGACGCGGCCGAAGCGGGCGAGATCCACCCCGGAGCGCTTGAGGACATCCGGCAGAAGTTCGCGGCATTCGGCAAGCAGAACAGCCAAGTGGACGCGATGCGGTACGCGGTCGAGTCGATGCGCGACAAGGTGGCCGACGCGAACAAGGCCGTTACGGGCAGCAAGCGGCAGTACCGCGACTTCGCGTCGGGCATCAAGGGCGTGGCCGGGGCCAAGTCGGGCTTCATCGGCTCGCTGCTGGGCCGGGGCGACCAGCCCACGCTGGATGCACGCCAGCTCGCGCTGCACTCTGCCAGCTACCCCACCAAGTCGCCGGGCACGCTGATGAACCGGGGGCGCGGCCAGGGCGGCGAAGAAGCTGTCGACCGGCTGACGGCCCGTCAGGAAGCGCTGGGCTACGACATCCCCGAAGCGCTGCGGCCGTACGCGCAGCACCTGATACACCACGACGTCTGGGACCAGATGGGCGGCACACGCACGACCCACCACGACCTGATCGACGCCATGAGAAACCACGCGGAAGGCGGCAAAGTGAAGAAACCAACGGTAGCGCAGATGGCGCAAGAACTGGCCGACAAAAACGCTATGGAGCGCGGCGGCTTCTTGAGCCACACGCCCAAGAAGCCCAACGCGCTGGTCGGGTCGCGGTACGACATCGACGCGCCCACCGGGCTGCTGCCGAAGACGCCTGTGGACTTGGAGAAGTACAAGGGGTCCAGCGTGATGGTCATGCCTTGGGATAGCACCAGCCGCAACGTGGCCGTCAAGGGCGTGTCGGGGCGCACCTTCGACGAGCCGGTACACACCCACGGGGGCCAGGACTACGCCCGCGACATCGCGCACGCCCTGAAGGGCATCGTGGGCGCGTCGGGCTTGTCCATCGCCAAGCGCATTGCCACGCGGGAAGGCATCGCACGCATGGAGAACGAAGCGCAAGGCGGCACCGGCCATGTGATCCATCTGCCGATCACGATGGGCGAACGCGGCGAAGACTTCAGCATGCCGCCCTCGCAGATCCTGCACAAGCTGATCAACAGCAGCGGATTGACGCCAGATGAAATAAACGACATCAGCGATCAGGTGCGAGCGCACAAGGTGATCGTGAACAAGAAGCTGGCGCAGCCGTTCAAGGGGTTCGTCGGCTTCAACCACCCC